CCCCCTTGTTTACCCCCTTTTCGCCCCCCTTTCGCAGACGCTTCTTTGTGGCCTATCGCCTCACTTCTCAGGTTGCTTACCCAGTCCAAATACACAGCCTTATCATCACCGATTAACAGCCCAGGAATGGACTCTTCTAAGCTGGCGATGGCCGTTACAAAGTCCTCATCATCGATCTGGGAGTCTGTTTGCAACAACGAGAGCTTGGCTCTCCCTTGCTCCCAAACAGTGAAAACAAGGCGCATGTAGACGCCTAATTCTGCCGCTGACAAGTGCCTGGTGGCCCACTGCATTGCGGGCACTTCGATCTTCATAAACGGTAGTTCGCTGTTCATTCTGCTGCCCCCTTTTCCCGCGTTATGTTACCCGCAAGGGGTGGGCCGTGCATTTGATACCATGGAGCCCAATGGCCCTCTTCCTCCAGCCAATACCGTTCGCAGATGGCCCCATCGTCGCAAAGCGCGATCAAAGATGTGCTGCCGTCTGGGTATTGTTTCGTTGTAAGTTGGATAACTTTACGGCTCTTTGCCTTCATATTTTTATCTCCTGTGGTATGTAAGTGTGAATGGTTGGTTCGGTGTTGTAGTGCGGGAACCCGCTCTTTCGGTCCTCGTTGTAACGGGCAAGCAGATCCCTCACTCGCTCCCAAGCAGCATCTAAGTCTCGCTGTGCGACGGTGTGAACTCCTACGTTGTAAGGTGCCTCTTTCTCCACCGCTACGAAGTAGAATCCCTTACACGGCAATCCATGGCTGAGGAGTTGCTTCTGGTAGACGGCTGCCTGGGTGATGTAGCCGTTTCTGACCTCCTTCCGCCACTTCTCATTAGAGGCATCAATGGTGGTTTTCAGATCGATGCTGTAGCCCCCTTCTTCCGGCCTGTAGGTGTCCAACCGGCTCTTCACTCTTACGCCCTCGTAATCTGTAAAGATCGACAGCTCAATGTCGCCCTTAGTGATATCGAAGTGCTTCTTCACCCAGGGATGAGTCAACATCGACTTACGCATGGCCTGGATCTGCTGGTAAGCAGCCTTCTTCAGGGGCCGTTTCCCCTGCTTTTTGATCTCAGCAACCAGCGCCTTGCCGTCCTTAGTGGTGCCTTTGTGGCCTTCGGGGAGGATGTGGTATTCCTGCGCCACCTCAGCCGGCTCTAAGCAGACTGTATGGAAGGCAGTGCCAAACACCATCGCCTCTGTTGCTGGTCGTTGACGTTCCGTCAGCTTTGCGTGCAGCTTTCGGGTGTTCCAATTGCAATCCTTCAGTGAGGATGCCGATAAAAAGGGGAACGAGTAATACTCGTTCCCCGGCATGTCCCTGTAGACTCCAGGGCCGTCCATTAGAACACTCATCTTAGAACGGCACTTCGTCTTCTTCGACTGGTTGTGCAGTAGCTGGCTGAGCTGGTGCTTGGTCTGCCTGCTCGCCTGGGAGGAACTTGGCAATGGTTTCCCATTCCTTCGATTTCCTCACAAACTTCTTCACCCAGTCGGGAACGCTTTCCCAGTTCTCTGCTGGGTTGTCCATATCCCAGTAGCACAGGCCGTCCGCTTTCTTTGCTTTGCCCTCAGGGTCCGCCATAACGGAATCGATTTTCACTCCGTTATCTTTCTTCTCAACAATGTTGAGCATACAATGGTTTCCAAGGATGTTGTGCAAACGGAAGGCTTTGATTTCAGCGTCTGTGAATCTTCGGCCCCGCCAAGAAACCAAGTCTTTGTGAAGACCGGATTCTGACCCCTCACCGCTGCCATCGTAGATGGAGTTGGTGTAGAACTTAGCTTGGTTCATCGGAACAGTGTTACCGTCCACCACCATCGTTTGATCCGGCAGTTTCCAGACAACAATTACTTGTGCCTTGTGCTGCCCTGGTTTGTAGAGATCTGCTTGGCTGCCGATGTCGTAGACCCCGACGCAAGTGCCTTTGGTAAGCCCTGGTTTTGGGTTTTCTCGGGTTGATCCAACCCCTGATGTAGTTAGTGACATGTGTTTGCTTTTTGTTTAGCACCCGCTCTGTTGAATTGCGCGGTCTGCTTTGAGGGCATCTTCTAAGTCCATAATCGGGTGACTAGACACCTTGGACGTAGAAACAGCCTTTTGGTTATCGTATTCTGCTACACCACGTCTGAAGCCTGCCTCCTCGGCCTGCTTCAGTGACTCGGTGTATTGTTCTTTGGTTAGTGTGATTTCGTTGGTTTCCATTTTTGCGTTTTGTTTGTTGTTTTCGGTTTGGTTTAGAAAGTCATCAGCCCACATCATTACGATCCAGGGCTTTCGGTTCGGCCTCCAAAGCACACACGGTGGTTTCTTGCCTCCGCTGTCCTCCGTCGCCTTCTCCATCCATTTCATCGGGCTGGATGCCTGCACCCGTTTTACCTCCAGATGCCACGGAAAGTTGCTCACTACGTCGGGACTGTCCGGGCTGCCGGCAAACTGTTGCCCCCTCCTGGCTTCCCACCCGTGCTTCGTCAGCAGCTCCGCTGCTTCCCTCTCCCCCACTGCTCCCTTGGTCCTGCTGTTGATCGACATTGTTTCCTAGTTGCAACCAGCAGCCTAGAGGGCTTCCGTCTCTCCAACTGCTGCGTTTTCTTCGGGTTCTCATTGTCTGAGGGTGACGTTACACCTCTACTTCAGGTGCCTATACACCGCAAATGTTTTTTGCGTTTTTTTATTCCAAACCAGCAAATGCGTTGTAATTGTGGCGGCTAGTCACCTAGTGCAAGGTAATGGCGAGGCCAGAAAAGGGGGCCCAAAAAAACAAAAACGACTTAAAACAACCAGAAAATGCCAAACCAACGAGCCAAGAACAAAGTTCCGTTTAATCTATTCATCGACCAAGACCTAAAGGATGAGATCAAAGCTCACGCTGAGCGCACCGGGACTGATATGACGAGTTTGGTAAGTGACCTTCTCTCCGTAGAGCTGAAACGAGCAGAGAAGCAGCAAATTGCTGGAGCGAGAGCGAAGGTGGGCAAGCCTTCCGCAGCCGGTCGGTGAGGGTAGGGTCAATTACAACTTTGGTTTTACGACTCATTTAAACAAGCTTATCAGATAGGGTGGGACACGGGCTGTCTAACCCCTAAATAAAAACCACACTCCCGCCCCTAGCCTGCTCCACGCATGGCAATAGCCACGGCTTCACACGGTAGGGGTCCCAGGTTCGAACCCTGGAGCGTGCACCATCTATGAACTCTTTGGATCGCTTGGCCATCACACAAGCCGAAGCAGCCGGCATTAGCATTTCTGAGCTGTGGAACCACTACAAAGCCACTAAAGGCAGCACGCCTAAGCCGTTGCAGGAGGCCGCCTTAGAGCTGGTCAAAGCAAAACAATCAGCCGGCAGATCCGCCGAATATGTGCGGCAATTAGAATGGCTCACCTTCCGCTTTGCCGCAGCAATCGGGGGCAGCAAATGGGTGGCCGATGTCACTCTTTCAGAAGTAGAGGGTTTTTTACAAAAAAGTAGTGCCCCAACCCGCAAGACAGAACTGGCTCGGCTAAGGACTTTCTTCCGGTTCTGTAAGCGGAGAGGTTGGTGCCAGGAGGTTGTGACGGATCGGCTGGAGACTGTCGCTCAGCCTACACTCAACCCTTTCATTCTCAGTAACAGACAGCTGTCCCACCTCCTGCAAGCCGTTAAACGGCAAGACGTTGAGCTGCTGGAGTACGTCTGGCTGTGTGGTGCCCTCGGAGTGAGACGGGCCGAGGCATTTAAGCTGCAACCGAGGGCTTTGAAGGCTGATCTTTGCGTTTTGGAGATCAGTTCTGAGATTGCAAAAAACAGGTCCAGACGGCTGGTTTCAATCCCTGGGCCACTACTAAAAAAAGGAATGGTTCTGCTGCACTTAAAATGGCGTCGGAATTTCCGCAAGCGATTCACCGCAATCCACACAGCAGCAGGCATTTCCAGTTGGCCAAGGAATGTCCTGCGGCATACGGCAGCAACCCACATGGTGCACTACCTTTCTTCAGAGCAGAAGGTGGCAGATCAGCTGGGGAATAGCCCGGAAATGATCCATCGACACTACCGAGGATTGGCTACGCCTAAGCAGTCGGAGGAGTATTGGAAGGTGTGGGAAGGGCACTTGGCAGGCACTGAAAGCTGACGTGTTCAATCGGGCAGTGGTAAACCTCTTTGCTGTGTCCTCGCTTGTCCTTCACCATCCGCACCTCCCAATATTGACTGCTTGTTTGCCGAATCACTGCCATGTGGGTGCCGGCCTTGTTGACCATGTAATGGGTGGATGGCTTTGGGTCTGCCCGATCGTAGACGGCTTTAGCGCTGACCATAATGTCGGGAAATGGAAAGTCTTTTTGGCAAGTAAAGTCGATCTGACGGCGTTTAACTTCTAAGCGCAGGTGCAAGTGTAAGTCACCGCTGTCAGCGTACTGCTCCCAATCCTCGGGCCGTTCAGCTACTGAATGAGGGGGCAATGTGACTGCGTAACCTCGGCCAGTAAGCCAGTGAGCAACGGCGTAGACCGTCTGATGGCTTTTGGCTAACTCCTGTTTGAAGTGTTCGAAGTTAGTCATAGAACGGCTTCGAAAAAGGGCTTAAGGCGGGTTTGCCATTCGTCAAAAGGATCACAGTTGCACATCCAAATGTATTTTGAGCTTAACGAAAGCGTCCTTTCGTTGTGAGTATTTAGGTGCCCCTTTAACTGACTTGCTACCGTTTGAATGCCGTTTGATAGGTCAAAGCTGCTGATCCGGTCCACCATACACATTGCTGCCATCTTATCGGCGTAGTGGTTGTAGTCCATTATGACTGGGGTATTGTGTGCCCAGGCTCGGTGGATGTTGAATCCGTAGCCATCCCCTCCCGGTTTGAATTGGAAGAGGAAGGAGTAGGTGCTTGTTACGTCCATTAGCTCCTCGTAACTTCGAAGTGGGCCATGCTCCGTGCCTGCGCCAAACATGCTAAATGTCCACCCTGGTAGTTCTTTTGAGAGCTTAGAGAATAGCTCCTGCGCCTCTGGGACTGGGTAGTGGCACAAGCTGTAAACAGAGTTAGGCTTTTTGCCGTTCTTCGGCTCTCTAATTTCGAATTCCGGGTGGTATCGAACATGCTTCTTTGCCTGCGGCCACTGAGTAGAGGTGCTGTTAAGGACAAACTGAACATCTTTGAAGCACGGTAAATGGTAGCTCCAATTATTCCCCGCCTGTAGAACAACCGGCTTGCCTTGGAATTCTCGCTGCCAAGGTTGAAGGTTTGCAAAGTGGCTGACAATTACACATGCCCAATCCGTTTCCCTGGCCTCTTCCAGCGTTACTCCAGGCAAGTCTTTATACGTTTCATCGCCTAAGAATTGATTAGCTGTTGGAGGGTTGTCGTTGATATGCCAGAGGTTTTGGTTGAACCACTCCAACCCTTTCGGCCTCAGAACCTCAGCCCCTAGCCTGTCGCCCAGCCTCTGCAAGCTTCTAAAAAGGCACTCGTGGTGGAAATCGGCAAGAATCTTCATAGCAAGTAAGCGTCTTCCCACTGGCCGCAAGCAGCAAAAGCCTTTAGCGCAATCTTGTCGGCGTCTGCCGGGGTTTTATCAGCTGGAATCTGGTTAAGAGTGTCGTTGGGGAAGAAGTGAGACATAGCGCAGTTTGCCGCAAATGCAGCGGCGTGCTCATTTCTAAACCCAGCCATCCGGCATGCTGGGCGCTTTCCGCCTTGCGGATGAACACAGACTCTCCAGGTCTTTAGCCGTTTCTCCTGAGAGACCCATCGATAGCGACTGGTTTTCTTGCTGGGGTTAACGTGCTGAAGGTTGGCTCGTTGGCTAACATTGCGCAGATTCTTACGTCTATTATCCAACGTGTTGTGGTTGATATGGTCAACGACCTCGTTCGCGGCAGGGCCTGAGACTTGTCGATGCATAAAGATCATTTCCCTGCCGCCAGGCGAAGACTTCCGGGTTGCTCTTCTGGCGTAAAACGCCCCTCCTGAGGTCACCTCCGAAGCGTGCCATCGATGCTTTGCCAGCTCAGGGTATGAGTCTAAATCAACATAAGCCCACTTGCTTTGCGTCAAAGGAATAACCCGCCAATCAACCGACAGAAACCAACCTAGCATAACCGAAACAACTCCTTCCACTGCGGCAGAACCGCTTCATAGCTGAATGTTTCCCGTGCTCCCTTCCTAAGGGCATCTGACCGCTGCTTCGCCTCCTCATCGCCCATCGACAGCGTTAACCGGCAAAGGTTCTCCAGGTCGTGGGTGCTTTCGCCAACCCAATCACCTAGCCCCCAATCTTCCAGCAGGTCTGCTACTTCGTAATGCGGAAAGCGGGCTAGTTTGGGGCCGATGGCAACAATTGGAGTGCCAGCGAACATTGCCTCCATCCCGTTCAAAGTGTAAGGGGCCGGATAAGTCCCTGAATACCAATAGCACCGCGACCAGGAGAGCTGTTCAATGAGCCTTTGATAAGTCAGCTGGCCGCCCCATAACGGGCCTGAGGATTGGTTGTTATTGCCGAAGAGAACCCGCTGAAACGGGCGAGTGCTATTGAGGAACAGTTCATAGCCACAAGCAGGCTCTCTGTCCTGCATTGATTGTGCAATCGTAATGACCTGCAACCTGTCACCGACCCAGGGAAGGAAATCATCGGGGTCTTTAGAGAAGCGGATTAATGCATGCTCACCAGCGTAGTTAGGGACCATCCGGTTCTTAGGGCTGTAGCGGATGATCTTTAAGCCTCGGTCAACGTAATACCGGAGCATCTGTTCCTGCTCAAAGTTACACTGCCCGATATCTCTGTAGAACACCTCTCCACCCCACTCCTCTAGAGTCTTCCAATTGTTTGTCACCCAAGCGGGCACATGTTGGATGTAGACAGCATCGAAATGGTCCAAAAACTCCTTCGTTAAATGAGCTTTCTGATCGCTTAACGGTGGCTGTTGGCTTGGGTCGCTCGGGACCCTGGACCAAGCATCTAACCATTCCGGTTTGTAGTTCAATTCGGGAATAGGCGGGCGATCTCCCAGCCCTTGTGGGTTCAGGTAGGCACCCGGAGAGAATACTTCCAGGCCAGGTAATTGAGTAAAGAGCCGAAGCTCGTCGAACTCCAACACGGAGTGACATCCTAAATGGGCTAATCTCATTTGTAGTATCCAGGTCTCCTGTTAACGACTTGCAAATCTAAGATGATCCAGCCTCTGTTAGGTGCGTAGAAGTATTCCCCGAAGTGTCCGGGGTCGTTCATCAGCTGGATGTAGTTCGGATCCAAAGAAGGGCGAGAGAGGTAGCCTGCGCAAAAGCCTAGATTGCACCCTAGAACCAAACTACAGATTACCCCTCTCGCTTGCATGTTGTATGACGTATCCAATTCGAAAAGCACTTAGCTTCTCATCCGTTCCCTGCCGTCCGAACAGCCAGCAGGGACAAGGTGACTATACACCATTCCAGGTGTAACGCTACCTGGTTTCTGCAAAAAAATGCCCCCACCGGCAAAAGTGGGGGCGATCAGGGGGAGATTGGGTTGGTTACTCCTCTTCTTTGACCTCGGTTAACGACTTGTGCAGTTCGTCAATCCAGTTGTCTAAGAGCTCCTGGGGGTCTTGGCCGGTGTATTCGGACAGGTCTCTCAGTTTGCCTGCCTGGTTGGGGGTGAGTTTGATGGTCATTGCTGCCCCTCCTCTGCTGCTTGTTGTCCACAACTGAAACCGCCTAAAAAGGGGCCGAATGTCGGTTTGTGAATAACATTGCTGTGTAGTCGGTTGACAAAATGTGAAAAGTGGCAGTTACTCTTCACAACCTCGGAGGCTTGGAGCCCACTTAAGGGCCGAACGGATGGGGTCATAATAGAAAAAGAGCGCCGAAGGGTAAGGGCGATAACCATTTCTCAGCCGGCAAGACCCGTAACTGATAATCACCTTTCGACGCTCTTTTTATCTGTTTCATTTGTAGCCGCGGGATCTTACCCCGCTTAACAGTAGGCACTAAACAGTTATCGCTGTTCAGCACGCTCACTGTGGCTACCCCTCCTTTGTTGTCAATCTTAAAGTCGAACTTTCTGTTGACCCCGACAGCCTAACGCGGGTGTCCATACACCGCCAGTGGAAAGCAGTGGCCGGTTTGTAATAGGTAAGAAGAAAGGGCCGGTCCAGTTAATGAGGGGTATTAAAGTCGCATTTAACGCCCACCAACCGAACCGACCCAAAGTTATTTCCCTCTTTATCCTGCCCTTTAGCCAGGAGGAGCTGTTGAAAGCACAGCAATCCCGTCTTAGGGCTGCTGCACTTTCCTCTTTGATCTGCCCTTTGAGCCGATCGGAGTGTCTTAGTGACAGGTGAAAATCGAATTTCTCACAGCGACTTAAGGTTTAGCAGGCTGCCTGGCCATTGGACCTTATGTGGAGTCTGACGCGCTCCGTCGCTCAATTCGGGCTGAAGAACCAGCCTCAGAACTTTTTACCCCCTACGTTACTTGCGACCCTCGGGGATGCTAACTTAGTCGGTCACCTACTACTCAGGAGCTACCTGAACGGATTCAACATTAGAATACCGGGATAAGACTCGGCTGGATTGGCTACCAGCAGCTAATCGTTCTCCGGTCGGGCCCCTAGAGCATACGCCGAAGCAACTACAAGGTGACTATACACCTCTTTCGGTAAAAAGCAAGGAAGAGTAGAAAAGGGCACCCCAGCAGTGAGGAGATAAGAACCTGCTGAGATGCCCTATAGGAGGGGGGAGAATGAATCGATGCCAATCTCAACACCAATGTAGCACAGTTTCAGCCGGTGTCTAGTCACCCAACACAAAGCTCTCCAGCGGGCTGCGGGATCTCGTTAAGGGTGGCCGGCAGATTGTGTTTGATGATGTAGAAGTTGTAGGCTGCGGCTGCATCGGCGGGGTGGGTGAATAGGCCTAGGTGAACTGTTTTACCGTTGCAGCCTATCTTTGCTCGCCACTTCTTAGCCTGCCTGTGCCAGCCGACACCGACAAATTTTGGGCAGCTGGTTTTCGGTTTGCGTTTTTGCTTCTGCGCGTTCATTCGGGGGCTCATATTTTCCAGGTTCTCCCTGCGGTTGTCGGTGGTCGCATGGTTAACGTGGTCCACGTGTTGCCCTTTTGCCGGCTTATTGATCTCTCGGTGCATCAAAACGGTTTTTATCTTCTTGCCGAGTCGAACACCTCTAATGGCATAGTAACTCTTGGTGCAGGGGGCCCACTTGGCGCACCATTTCCACTGCGACAACCATTCATAATCTGCCCGATCAACCACCGCAAATTGCCCCCTCGTCAGTATGATAATTTTCCACGGCTGGAACTGATGTTCCGCCAGTGGGCCTAATTTCCAGTCAATCGTTTGAAACCAATGCATGTCTTTTCCTTTCAGGTGTCGTTACACCCAACAGGTCGCACAGGTGTCTACACACCGCAACTAAAAGTGATTACAAAATGGCCAAGGTTTTGGAATGGGTAGATTGACGAGCGCTAGATAAGTGCAGTAGCGTTAATGAATGGAAAGTGTGGTGAATGAGTGGAAGCAAATTATCGCTGAAGAACAGGAGATAATTTTCGGTGTCACCGGCCTGTTGATCTTTCTTGTTCTCGCCCTTTGGCTAATTTGGAAGGGTGTCTCACCTGAGATTCAGCGCAAACGAGCACCGCTTGTAATGCTTGTTCTAACACCGCTAGTGTTGATGATATTTTTAGGCATGCTGGGCCCGGCTGGGCTGGTTGTCGGGATTTGCACCATGGGCTGCCTGTGGTGGCTGCGGGCAGAAAACAAGCCACCTAACCAGCAATGACTTTTTCTACATCTTCAATGCTATCGAAATAGCCGCCCACCCTCTTCCCGTCCGGCCCGTAGAGCTTAATCTTACTGCCTTTGGATCGCTGAATAGCCCGGTGACCTGACGCACTCTTGTAAAGCATTCCACCCCGCTTGTTAAGCTTCTTAGCAGGCTTCAGAACGTTTGGCTTCTCCGGGCTAAAGTTCTGCTGCCCCCGCTGGTAAGCAGCCTCATCGAAATTAGCCTTTGTGTTGGTAGGGCTGGCGTCAATGATCCGATCCAACCTGAAAGACTTCCAAATGTTGTCCTTCTCATTGAACTTCAGCTCAGCTGGCAGTTCTGGGTTGCCCTTCGTATTGCGAGCCCCTAGCAGCTTGTTCATCAGGTTCCTTTTCTGCACCCCGAACAGCTCTGCGGTTGGTCGATCACCAGCAGCTAACGCATTGACGTAGCCTAACAGATCGCTTTTGAGCGAGTCATAGGTTTGCCACGTATCAGCAAATGGTTGACTCCTGGTGAAGTAGCGTTCGGCTTTGGTTCGCAACTTAGACCAATCCAAAGCTCTCACCACCGCATTTCCAACCTCAGACAGCTCCACTTTGTAAGGAATCATATCGCGGTTGCTCACCGGGATCCTGCTGCTGTAAGTCGCCTGCCCCTGCTTATTGCGTTTGGTTGCTGCACCGTAGGTGATGTTGGCAATGATGCCCTCATTGATAATGGTGTTCAGCGATTGCAGAGCCTCCTTCACCTTGTTGCTGATGAAGGCGCTATCTAAGATGGCTGAGAACTGCTCAGGGCTGAACCATTTGCCAGCGTAACCGCTCTCGGTTTGCACCAGGCCGCCATTACCCTCCACACCATTCAACCTGGCCGCCATATCAGCTGCCACTTCTTTGCTAGCTTTGTTCGCTTGGTAGTTACTGGTGAGGGTGCGCCTGCCGTTAGAGTCTCCCTTTGCCGCTCCAATGTCTTTGAGCTGCTGGAAGGTGGCATCATCCCGCAAATCGCTCACCGTGTAGCTGGCGAAATCTCGGTCTGAAATGGTCTCAGTGGAGCGGTAAGCCTTCCTTCTGGCTGCCACCATGCGGTTGACAATCTTATCGATGGCTTTGGATTGCTTCAGCTGGCCTAAGGATTGCGTTTCCAGTGCTCCGGTGATGCGCTCCAGCTTCTCAGCTGCTCCCCGATGCGTAAGCCAATCCACAGCATTAAGAACGGCAGTGCCTCCAGGAATGTTGGTGCGAGAGCCTTTAAGTAGCCAATTGGGATGCTGACCCCTGACGTAGGCAGAGAAATAGTCAGCCGCGAGCTCCTCCAGCTGGACATCTCGGGGCTGTCGGTCCCAAGTCTGCCGCTGTGCCCTCGGCAATCTCTGCCGGTAACGGTCAAAGATGGCGTTGAGTTGCGATTCTTTGTAGACACCAGGAACGGATTGCTGGCCGTCAGGCGTTTGTTTGCCACCAAAAGCCGTTTTAATGTCGGTGACGTACTGGTCAAAGCCATCCAGCTTAGCCATGGCGTGGATTGCCTCGTGGGCTAACGTATCAGAATCTGACCGACGAGGGTGCAGCCGGATGGTGGGCTTGTCGCCAACTACCTCAAAAACACCCGCAGTCTTCCCGTATTTAGCTTCGTAATCCTTCGGCACCTCAATACGCACGTCCTCACCCGTAACGCCCTTCAGAAGGCCACTGAGATCCATTATGGTTGCCTTAGCCTGATCTGTTCTGCCTTTAGACTGCGCCCAGGCCCTCACATCGTCTGCCTGAGTGCTCACCCATCGGCTCCAGTCGGCATTAATCGCCTGCCGCAGGTTGCTGCCGGATAGTTGCCCGGCTAAACGGGTAGCGCCCGCCCCAGCTGCACCGAGGCCGGCACCAGCACCAATGCCAGAGTAAAAGCCTTCCTGGCCTTCCGCTAAACCGCCTAGGACAGCTCCTGTGACCCCACCCGCTGTGGCACCACCGGCAACCCTGCCAGCTGCGTCCAGAGGGCCATCTAACCACGTTAAACGGCCTGCTGCTTGGCCGGCTAGTGTTCCTGGCCTTGTGGCTGCTGTTCGTTGGAATGCTCCGATCCGAGTAGGGGTAGATTGCATTGACTCGCCAAAGCCACGGATAGCGCCACCAGCAAGTTGTGCAGCGGTTGGGGCAGCAAGGCCACCGAGGGCAGCTCCTGCTGTAGGAAGACCGCCAACCAAACCAGCTCCAGCAGCGGCACCTACCGCCATAGCAGGCCCAACTGCTTGCTCAGGTAGCTTAGAGGCTACAGCAGACTTAACGGAGGCAACTTTATCGCCAACCGCTTCCACTGCTCGGCCTGCGGCTACGCCAGCCCTCTCCAAGCCCTTACCAACAGCCGCCACAGGGGCTCCAGCTGCTCTTGTGGCCGCTCTACCTAAAGCACCGCCACCGACAGCCATAGAGGGGTCTAAGACGTTGCTGAGGGCGTTTGCTAAGTCCTGGTCGATGTCCTCCTCTAGAAACATAGACTCCAGAAGGTTGCCTTCGCCAGATCGGGCTGCCGTAACAGCGTTGTCCAGTTTTTTGATGCCGATGAAACGAGAGAAAGCAGCTGCTTCGTCATCGCCTGGGACAAGGAATTCCCCGACGTTGTTGGCGATCTTTGCCGCCATTGAGCCAAGCTCTACGGTGCCACGGGCGGCGCCTTCCGCTGTGGAGGCTGCAACCTTGGGGAGCTCGCCTTTAACCAATGCTTTGCCGGCTGCGGGAATGCCTTTAGCAATCTCACCGGCCACCTGGGTTAAGCCATCAAACAGCAGGCCAGCACCTTCCTCTAGAGTAATGTCAGAGGAGTGCTTGCGGTACGCCTGGAACTCTTCGAAGCTGATATCTTCCCACGGGGTGGAAGGATCCTTCAGCTTAGCTGCGATCTGCTCAGAAGTTGGCGGGTATTTCTCCGCTAGGGTTGCCTGGATCTGCTCTGGGGTGGCGTCATCAGGGAACTCTTCGACGGTGTTATGGCCTGGAATGGCAATTCTCATTGTAAGCCGTAACCGGACCAGATGGCGTCAGGGGCTTGTCGGCCTTCGTAGCCTTCGATGTTGTTTTTGTAGCGGGTCTCCAGCTGGTCTGCTAAGTGGGATTTCAGCTTGGTGAGTGCTGCTTTCACCTGGCCGTCTGTCTTTTTGAAGCTGGTAGGATTGGCCACTACTCGGTCTAAGAGCTTAATCTCGCTTTCAGACATAGCACCAGGGCCGACGATTGCCAGCCGAAGAGAGCCTTTCAGCATTGCTGTCAGTGTCTCAGCTTCAGCTCTTAGCTTGGGCGAGAAAGCTTTGCCTGTCGTTCCTAAGATCTTAAGAAGTCCATCAACTCCCTTGTTGGTGTCTTCAACTGTCGTTTTGAATTCAATTAGCTCCTTGGCCGCTTCTGGCGTTCGGGCTAAACCGACATCCTTAACAGTTCGCGCCGTTACAGAGTCATTGTATTTCTTAACGGCAATCTGATCCGTAATCGATGGCTGACCGCTGCCAAGCTGCTTCAGAATGTCACCAACCCTCGCCTTTGGATTCTTTTTGAATGCATCCATCAGCATCTCGCGGCGAGAAGGTGTTTTGGTCTCAACCGTTGGCACCTCGGGCGCAGTTCTTCCGCTCACCTTATCCATCCCTGGAACAGGTGCATTGATCGTTGTAACCGGCTTCGGCTCCTCAATGGAAGCCATCAGCACATTGTTGGTCTGCTCTTCCTGCGTGGTTGCCTTCTCAATGGTTTCCTTTTGCAGTTGGTGGGCTTCTTGTGCTCTTACATCTGCATTCTGTGCTCGCTGGTCCTGGCGGTTTTGCAGGCGCATCTTCTCTTCGATTTGCCGCTTCGCCTCCATAACCGCCAAGCTGTCCTTCCACCCACGTAGCTCGCTCAACCCCATTTCCTCGCCACGGGCAAGAGCTTGGTTCATTGTATCCTTAATGGAGTCCTTGTCAGCGTCTGGGCTCGCCATAGCGACATCCGCACTACCTTTGACATACGTCTGGTAGAAGTTGCGTAGCATTTTCGCTTCCGCTTTGTTGCGGTTGAAGTTCTGAATGCCTTGGCCGATGGCGTTGCCGGCTTGGGCAATACCACCCTGCATCAGCAAACCAATGCGGCTGCGTTCCCGAGGCTGTTCAATGCCCTGGCCCTGATAAGATTGCTGAGAGAATGCCATTATCCGAAAATGTTAGGATTGCCTAATGCTCCGCCGCCAAGACTCCCCACAGCCCCGATGGTTCCACCAATGACACCAGCATTAGCATTCGCCTGTGCAATGGCCGCATTGTTGGCGGCGTTGAAGTTGTTTGCGTAGAGGCTGCCAGCGTAGGCTGACTCCGGGTTGAAGACCTGACCTGGGTTCATCGATTGGCCCTGACCGCTGACACCGATTGCTGCGTTGGGGCTCACACCAGAGCGACCAAGGATTGCCATAAATGGATCAGCTGTGGTTGCTGAATTAACGCCAATCACATTGGTCGCGAATTGCTGCCTTTGCCTCTTAAGTTGCTCACCCACTTGGCCTGCATAAAGCGCCTCCGAAGCCACATCCCCGACACCGAAGCCCATGCCTCGGTCTGCCTGAGCTGTCCTGATGTTTTGTTCAGTCTGCCGTTGCAGGGCAGGGTCCAACTGGTTGCCGGCTTGTAGTTCTGCAAGTGCTTGGTTGTTTAGCTCATCGATCAGTGCCTGTTGCTGCGGGTTGGAAGCTTTAGCGGCTGCTGCCGCCCTGCCGCCTAACTCCTCAATAGATGCAATGTCTGCCTCCTGCTGGATGCGGCGGGATACAACGTCCGCTTCGGCTAGAGCGGGGATGGTCTCCTCTTTGTAGAGCTGAAGAAGGCCGGGATTGCCGTCAACACCCATTAGGGTGTCCCGCAGCACACTCAAATCTAGCTGCGCTTCAGCAGACCTGCCGTATTCAGAATTGCTTTCAGCCGCGAAAAGATCGGGCGCTAAATCAATTTGCGCCTGTAGAGTATCGCGATACTCCTTGCCCACGTCTCGGGGCGGTGGACTGTCAACGTCTTTTCCCATCTCTTAACCTTCGTAAGTAATCAATGCTGTATTTCTTCGGCTTCCCTGATCGCTCGCCCCAGACTTCTCTAGCGTTCGGGTAGCGTTCTAATAAGTATCCTGCAATTCTGCTAACCGCTCGTCTGTCAGTTGCAACTAAGTGGTAGACAACAATGATGTTGCCATCTTCACTGCTCTTCTCCCAGACTCCGGGCTCGCCCCGTTTCTCCGTGGTCATCTTCCACAGGCAGACGCCCTTAAGCCTGCTGTCACCACCCTGAACCAACCGGATGGTGTTGTCTTCGATGTTGAGGCCAATGTAACGCCTCAGATGATCAATGTTGCCTGTCAGAGGCATCCTGCCCCTGTTCGCTAGTAGATAAGCAGCAACAAGGTCTACATACATCAGACAAGCTTAATAATCTTCACCATCGAATAGATTTCAGGGTGAGAAGTATCCCCGCCAAGAGAACCAGCTGCATTGCCCAGGCCATCTGTGCTCCTGCTAGAAGTGCAACGGTGGCGCAGTTCCAAATCAGCAGCTGCGGACAAAGTGAAAATACCTGACAGATTTGCCCTCACAGCTTGCGCAGAGCTGTTGTCGGAATAGGTGGCTTCTCCATCAATCAGCGTGGTGCTGTTGGTGGTATCGTAAAGCCAGACAACGTGGGTGTCGCAATCGAAACCAGGAGCTGAGGCTTCTACTAAATAGCTTCCAGCCTGTAAGGTGATCCGATTAGAAGACAAGGTGGCGATGCTGCCGGGATCTGTGCTCTGGTTTAGGACTCGGGTTACGTTTGTATCCTGCGTAAAAGTGCCGCCATCTGTGCCATTGGTTTGTTCCTCCCAGAACACCGCAATCTTTGTGCTGGCTTGGGCTGCCCACTCCACCGTACCGGATGCATTAGTAACAAGGTATGTGCTGTTAGAGCCTGCCGAAATGTTGCTCGGGCTCACCGTGCTCACAGATGGCACCGTTGCCCACTCCGGGTTGTCGCTGGCACCTTTAGTAGTGAGCACTTGGCCGGATGTTCCTGGCGCTAGGTGGTTCCAGGTAGATGCCCCTCGGTAGAAGATGGTTCCTTGGTCTGCGCTTCCCAAGTGCTCCACACCGATAGCACCATTGGCAATTTTAGTGCCGTTGATTGCGTCTGCTGCAATCTTGGCAGTCGTTACAGAGCCATCTTCAATTTCAGAGCTGCCTACTGTACCGCTAATCGACACCATAGGAGAGCCTAACTGGTTCAGCTTGCCAAAGGTTACCTTGTCGGTTCCATCAGTCTGGAACGTGTAGCCTGGGGAGAGTGTAATTGAGAGTGCCATTAGACTAAGCGGTTCCAGATCTGGCTCTCATTGGAAACCAGTATTGTGACGCCCTTATCAGGCAGGGTGATGGCAGAGCCGTCCAGCGAACCAGAAGACTCGTTACAAGTAATGCTTACCCCGGTGTTGTTCATAATTACCTTCACATTGACTTCGCCATTAGGTGCTAGAGGAACAATGCAAGTAGCGGGTGACGTAAAGCTGTGGAGGATCGTTAGAGGGGCAGTTGTGTTGACCGTCTGACCACCAGAGGTGATTTCCTCGGGGGCAGCAAAGATCTTCTGTAAAGCAGCCCAACCGTCATTGATGCCGACCGTGGGGTTGCCAGCTACACCGTTGCCGTTGGTAACCGATAAGCCGTCAGCACCGGAGATGGTCCGCTGCTGGCAGTCGCCATTAGAGTCGAAAGCCCAGATGCCGTAGCTGCTAGTAGAGCCCGAGGTATCAATGGCATCGATGGCCCTTACGGCAGAATCGGTGTGCTGGAGATACTTAAGCGTCTCCAGAAATTCTGCCCTCGGGTAGTTCGTTGTCGAAACCGGCCCGTTGGTCTCATTGATTGAAAAGTTTATTTCGCCGTCTGCCATTAGTGTAGTGCTCCGTGTTCGCCGTGCTTCTGCTCGCCATTCATCTTCTCAGCACCTGCGGCGTGGATTCTTATCCGGCCCTGGATGTTTGTGATTTTGACCTGGTAGTAGCTGCCCCTTCTGTTCGTCAGATACTTATTGGCCCAGGTCTGGTACTTCGCTAGCTCAATCCCGCCATCGTCCAGGCAGGTGCCTCCGTTCACTTCATCTGTGTCCAGCGTTACCGAATAGTCCTCTCGGCCCGGTGTTCTGAAATCCTTGTTCGGATTCGCCACCGCCCAGTCCTCAATTGCAAAACCGAGATACTTGGTTCTGTCCTTTGTAATATAAGCAATGGCACCGTTTTGGTCCACCCAGGCAGACTCTTCGTAGGCTCCATCGGTTATAACTGTCACCGTGTATTTTGGATCCCAGGTGCTGACGTGGAGCATTCCTGTTCGCCATCGGCCCTGGTTGCCCCCAGCATAGCCATAAGCCCTGGTGATGACTTCGAATTCAATCGGCTGGCAAGTGACGGAAGTCTCAGCCGAATTGATCAGGGTGATGTAGGGGTCGTTGGTCGTAACACCAATCGGGCTGGAGCTGGTAAGGCGCACACCACAGGCAAGCTGGCTCGCTGTTGCTCCACCGCTATCCCACTGATCGTAGTTAGCGTTGCCCGTCGAAAAGCCGAGGTAAAGGTTTTGAGCGGGGAATGTGTTGCAAGGATCAGAGTAATCAGAGCCAACACCCCAATGCTTTGTTGCCCCCTGGTCCCAGTTCTCGGCCAGAGACAGAACAGCTGTGGTGCCATCGCTTAGCGTCACATCGTCCCCTGATGGGTGTTCCGACCATTCGACCTCTCTCGTTGCCCTGATCGTATCGCCATTCGTTACGCTTAGCGTGGAGCCGTCTGAAGGGTGGCCAGAAAGCACAATGTCTACAGAGTAAGTGCCAGTAGCACCCGCTTTGATTGCATCTTCTTCCGAATACTCATAGAGGCCGATGCAACCGGAGTAGTCTACAAAGTAGAGGGCGTCAGATCCGTTGTTGTCTGCTGTGAAGAAATACTTAACCGTTGTGTCATCGTAACCGCTCCAGGCTTTGTTCAGAAAGTCGTAGACCAGGACACAGTTGTTAGTGTAACTGCCATCGATTGGAATGCTCAGGTAGTAGCGATCTCTGAAGTAGCCGGCTGAGGCATTGTTCTTTGCAGCAAACCAGTTAATGCGGTCAACCATTGGCTGCATCGGGGCACTGTTCGGTTGATCTGTCCCTTGCAGCTTGTTCTCTTCCGTACGGTTGATGCTGGTAACCCCTCGCTGGCTAAGGAACCACAGATCTTTGCCGACGTTAACCACTGATCGCCTACCAACCAATCCATACTCCGTGGTGATGTCGTCCAGAATGGCGTTTGCGCTCCAGTCGCCCTGTAGGTTGGTCACTGCATAGATTGAGGAGTCCTTAAAGACAACGATGGTGTTGTCATTGAACTTCTCCAGGTGAACCACGTCATCTGCGTCACCCTGGTTAATCCGAAAGCTGTTGAAGACTGAGTAATCTGTTGCGCTCAGAATGTCGGAGACAGCAACATTGTCTGCCTTAGAGGCACCTGTAGGGATGTAGGGGACAGAAAGCCGATTCTGGAAGTAAATGGAAGTCTTACTGTTCGGAATACTAAAAATCGAAGGATTAGTAGAATCGGTAGATGTGGCAACAGTAAAGCCTGTATCCAGCGAATCCATCGTCAAAACGGTGTCGTCGTAACCCCGATGCAGGAAGCACTTGTTGAAGGCTGATGTGAACCAAAAGCCATCCAGCGCAGTCTGGCTGTTAGAGGGAAAGTTGCTGTCCGATGGAACGGCGATGGTTACCGAAACAGGCACCTGCCGCACTCGGTTACCCTGGCGGCCAGCCCAGATTTTAATGGCTTCACCCGTCCTGCTGGCTGCGAACAGTTGCCACTGCGCACCGTTAGGATCTTCCCACACACCAACGCCGTAAATAGTGCCAATACTTACCGGAATGTTCCAATTGATATCACCCTCATCCCAGTTAACACCCCAACTGGTTGCTCCGAGGAAGTTAAACCTTACAGGCATCATCCCCAGACGCGCCTCGGCTCTCCCAAATCGGAAACGAGCATTCTTAGCAAACGAACAGAACCCAGGCTTTAACTGCTGGGGGTCAACCCGCATGTCTACCCCAGTAAAGTAAAGGTCGCCATCAGGCAACCTCTGCTCATCTAAACTGTTAATCAGTTGGTTCATATTACAGCCATGCTCTTCAAAGCTGACTCCAAAGTCTCATTTGATCGCTCCCAGGAATACTTCGCCCCCCTTAAGGAGGCTTTCAGGCTTTTATCTTCCACCTCACTGCCACCTTCGGCCACCCGCTGCATCTGTGCAATTAAGGAATCGAAATCCGCTTCCGCATACAGACCGCAGTCTTTGTAGTGGTTGGTTCCGGCTACTAGTTTGTAATCAACCGGAAACCCTACGGTCTCGTCGTAGAACTCACTGATACCACCAAACGGCACAGCAATCACAGGCCGGCCAATAGCCATTGCCTCGTGCTGCATCAACCCCCAGCCTTCGCCCCTGGAGGCGCTCACAAAGCAGTCTAAGTCCTCATACCACTGCGCCAACCTCTCCGGCTCCCAAAACTCTTTGATCAGCTCAACCCGATCATCCTCAACCGCAATGTCGGGATCCTCTGGGTAACACTTCACCTGCAACTTAACGTCGTCCCGACCATCGAAGGCCAACTGGAAAGCTTCCACCACATCGGGGATCTGCTTCCGGCAACCCCCTGCCATCGTTCGGCCTGCCGCTCCAAACAGAAAGTAGTCCTTCTCTTTCTTTGGCCTGTAGTTAAACAGTTCCGTTCGGCAGCCCATCGGCACTTTGTAGATCGGAACATCTACGCCCTGAGCACTGAACACCGATTGCTGCCACTCGCTGGGAACAATCACACCGATAGTGTTGTTGAGGTTAACCACTGCCTGAGAAGGCAACCTGGTTGACTCCCACATTGTGTTATAGATGATGTCCTTCTTCTCAGCCGGCCCAAAAGACGGGCAGTGGATCACCATCTCCCACGGTTCAACCTGCAACTTGTGGACTATCGTATCAGCAGCCCAACGGGGAACCCTTCCGGCTTCCCGCATGTCGCAATCAATCGGTAGCGTGTTAACGTCATACCCTAGCTTTCCCAAACCTCTAACAACGTGCATCCAATGGAAGGAATAGCTAGAATAGCCATCAGGCACGCCTCGCAGAACAACCCTGGTTTTCATAAAAGTTAATCCATCACAGAAAGAGCTTCTTTAGAGCTTCGAATTTCTCATCCGTTATCCACCCAAATGCCCAGCAGAGGAAAACGAGAGCAGAACCAACAGCGCTACCAATTGGCTTCCAGTTTTTAAGAGCCCAAGCCCAGCCAATGACAGTCGCAGCAGGGCGAGCACAAGGAACCACATAACTGATGAAATTTTCGAATTCACCATCGTCATTCCTTACAACACTGACTACAAGAGATGCCCAGAACGCTTCGTTCGCGTTTTTGCGACGATAACGCTTCTCCATGCTGTATCCATCAGATCCATTCCTTTTGCGGCATTTGTCGACTTCCTGCTGGTCGGGCTCAATGTCCGCGTCATAGGTAAGCTCTCGCCATGTCCGCTTTTGAATTTCTGAAGGAGCGTATCCAAAAATCCTGCACAGCTCTTCATTGACATACAGCCACTGCCCTTCCCCGCTGACCACCGCAATACCAATGGGTGCCTCGTCGAATGCCTGCTGAAAGACTTTTGCAGGCGAAAACTGGGTCTCTAAATTGTCCACTTACTACGTTCATATTCGGCAAGGCCGCCACTAACCGGAGGTGGTGAGAAAAGGCAGGGCAAGCAGACGTTCCGGCTTTCGTATCTGCTGACGCCTCAGTCCTCAGCAGGGGCCGCAGGCGCGTTGGTTACAACAATGGTAGCGGGTGGCCGATTGATAAGGGCCAGAATGACTTCATCAGATAATCCAGGGCCACCAGAAGAGCCAACCTGAGAGCCTGCCAGAAACACGGCAGCAAGGTCGCGTAACTGCGCCTCCCCGCTGGCTGCATCTGCTTTGGTGGATTGCTTTAGCCCGTCCGGGCCAAGCTCCTTGTCACTCTCAATTCCAGCTAAATCCACTTTCGCCCCGAAGGCTACGACGGATGTTGTCAGCTGGCCACCACCCTCCGTCTGCACCCTGTTGCTGTATCGGGTGCAACCCAACAAGCAGATGGAGGCTAGAAAGATAGCTGTTAAGGCTTTCATTTCAGTCCTCCAGTGCAGCGAGTTCAGAGAGTTCAGAGAGGATTGCGGCCTTATCTTTGAAGGCCACATCATTGGCGTTGACAGCATTAAGAGACCCCTCAATGCCATCATAGAGGTTGCCTACGGTGGCAACGTCCATATCGGGGAGGACTGCCCCGGTGGCCTCCAACCCGTCACGCGCATCCAGTAGGGCTAGCCCTTGGTCGATCTTTTTGTTGGCTGCGATCCTGAGTGACTGGTTGTTGAGAGATGCCTTGGCGGCGTTTAGCTCTGCTCGTATGTAATCTGTTTCTGCGCTCATATGATTAGCTTCCGTGGGTGTGGGCGACTAAGTAGTAGGTTGTTCCACCAATATCGATTGGGATCTGATGGCTGACCGTTCCGGCTGTAGTGATCGCATCTGCTGCATATTTCGCAACAGGGGCATCCGTAGCCAAGTTCTCCTGGCGGATGGTGCCTTCTGCATCAATCCCAGCCTTAGAAGATCCGGCAACCTTCACATCCAAAAGCATCGAATCTGCCGCAGGGCTCTCTGCGTCAATGTCAACGACCTGAGTCTTCCTCAGTGGAGTGACAGACGTTGCACTAGCGTGCAAGCCGTTCGAAGACGCGTCGCGGATTGAACCATCAGATTCAACGGACTCAGGGAGGTATGCTGCGACAGCTCCGATGGGTGTGATCCCGCTAGAATTACTCCAGGTTGTCGGCGTGGTCCCTGTAGCGATAAACTCAACGTCAGTCGCGTTGGAGCTTGCTCCCACGTTAGTGAAGTCGTCCCCGCTCTGGAAATTGGAAATGCGGTATCTTTGTCCGACTTCCAGAGTGCCGCTTGTTACTTCTGTGCCACCCCATTGGTCGGCGACTTCTACGCTGTTCCCGGTCACTCCCAACCTCGCCACTTGTGTAGCCGTGAGTTCACGGTTGAAGATGAGAACGCTGTGAATCTTCCCGTTTGCGTGGACTGCGTTCCCTTCGCCGATCTCTACCGCCTGAGACGTGTTGTGCATAGCAACATAGGAGCCGCCAGAGGCATCCGTCAGAGTTTCGGCTTCGCCATTCCAATAGAGATTGATGTCAGTGTAAGACGACGCGTTTCCGTTGTAAGTAGCAACTACGTGGTGTTTTTTTCCCGTGGTAAGAACAGTCGTGCCTTTAGCAATCAGTTTATTTATGACCCCGTTATCCCAAAGGGATAATGAGATTAACCCTCCTGTATCAACTGTTAGCCTCCACTCATAATTAGGGTTCTTCATTTTGCTAACGATTTCAAAGCCACTTGTCAGATCATCGATTTCGAACTCCGCAGCTAGACTGAAAGGTGAGTCGGTCGTGGAGTTACCGAAGGATAGCAGGTTAGTGTCAGCGACAGTATTAACCGAATCAGTGCCGTTATAGTAGCCTCCATTGCTAGGCTGTCGCGCACTGGTTCGGTCGTTGACATCTGCCGTTTGGAGGTAATCACCAGCAGTTGCAGCGGCAGCTTGGGTTGCTGATCCATCAAAAAGGTTGGCAACACCAGGCACCTTGTACCAGACACTGCCGTCATAGCGCAGGATGTCGCCGGCTGCGAGCGTAATACTGCCGGAACCGTAGTCCCTAGAGCCACCCACCGTTACCGTGTAGTAATCGGAGAGCGTGCCTGTGCCGTCAATGACAGTGGGTGTGTTGGTGGAAACGTTATGATCGCCTAAGTCGTTGCCGGTGGAGGCACCAGCAGGCAGACGGGAGACGGGGATCTTATTGGATCCGTCCAACTCACACAGCTTATAGGTGGTTGCGTCTCCGCTGAAAGTGCTCGCGAAGTCCGTCTTCAGGGATGAGCCGAGGATCTTCTGCGAATTGTTGGTTGCACCGTCCATCCCGAAGTAATCATCGGAATCGACGGTTGTTGCCGTTGTTGGCCAGTCTTTTAGTCTAGTGCTCATCTTACGTGGTAAAGGGATGTTTCGTTGCCAAGGTGGTCACAAACCGTGTTGCCCCTGTGGTCTGCCCAGTAGAAAATAATGTTGCTGGTGATTGTCTGCTGACCTGTGTCCGTGCAGACGATGCTGCCTAAGTGATCCACCCAATAGTCTTGCTCATCTGAAGCGGGTAGACCGTCCAGAAGAGTTGCTGAGCAAAGAAGTGGAGCCCTTGTTAAAAGCATTTAGTAAACGGTAATGTCGCCGTCGCCGGTCCAAGTCACAGAAGAGGCGTTGGTAGGGTAAAGCCCGATGATGCGAACAGTTGTTCTCAATCCAATCTCAGTAGACTTGTAATTGATGTTACAGAGTGCGCCACCTGTTCCATGGCCATACAGATACTTAATATCGCCTGTGTAGGTTGTGTCAGATCCATCCAGGTAGTCCTTCGGCTCCGGGAAAGGATCACCGTGCGAGCCGATTTCAATCTGCTGGGAACTCATCTGCCCAGGCACTTTGCCGTGTAGTGTTAATCCGCTCATCAGTATCCTGTTACTTTGTATCTTACGTCCTGCCCCTGGATGGTCTCCAGCTGGTTAACCTCCTGGTCCAGGGCTGCCTGCGCATCCCGTTCTGCTGGGTGCGACTTGTCCATCTGGCCGTCGTGCCGCAAGTAATCGGCATACGTGCCTCGGATTAAGAAATTTCGAAGCACATCTGGAAGCTCTACTAAGCTCCACTTACTTGGCTGTGCGTTCGGGCTGTTGTCGGTGGATCCATCACCGGTAATAGCCTCTAGGGCGGTGTAAAAGTTGCCCAAGTTGTTGTCGTAAGCCTGCTCACCTACTGCGTAATTGGTGCCGGTTGCTTTACTGTAAAGATTGCCGGTAAGACGTGGGTGCTGCTTTCTGTAATGCACCCAGACAGCCGTTAGCGTTGTGTCCAGCTGAATGCCGTTCTCAGATAAGAAGTAATCAACTGGAGTGCCGTCAGCGGCTGTCTTCGGGTTCTTATCCCAAACCTCAAAGACCGTTTCGATCTCGTTCTGGCCGCTCTGATTTAGGGCAACGTAATTGCCTTCAACACCGCCAGACTGGGTAACCGTTCGGCTTTCAATAACGCAAAGCTCTGGCCATCGGGCCTGGTTCCAGCCCAGTTTAAGCCGGTTGTTAACGAAGTCTCTTAGCAACCTCCACTGCACCTTGCCTGGTGCCACCTGGTTAACGCCGTCCAGATCCTGCTCAATGCCGGCAAGGTTCAGAACGTTGTCGTAGATTAGGCTGTAATCGACAGTTTTCACCTAGTCGCCGTAGCCAACAGTATTCCGCCTTCGGTCCTGCTTAGCGAAAAGCTCAGGGTTCTTCTGTTGCTGGTATTTGATGAAATCGGGGTCGCGCAGGATGTCTTTGTGTTCCTGGTGCATCCACTCCTTGGCGACGTTGCCAGGGATTTCATACTTCAGCTGACCGAGCCCTTTGATAGACCTGGATCCTTGGTTGCTACGAGCAATCTCTTGCGCTTCTCGCTCAGCCTGAGCATTGCGCTTCTCGTAGTTGGTGTAGTGCCGCTCGGCCCTCTGAGCTGCAACTTTCTCTAGTATGTTTTCCATAAGTTAAAGTGGTGGGGGACTGCGAATTCCCCCACCGTTCCAGGGAACCATCACAACCCAAGGCAGGGCTGTTTTGGTAATTATGCGAAGTCAGCCGAGTCGAACATCTGCAACAGGACGACAAGCTTACCAGCGTTCACAGTGCTGATGTCTTTGCCGCTCGTTGCCGTAAAGGTGATGTCGATGGTGTCGGCTGCCGTGTAGACGTAGTAGTTGCTGAGAGCGCCCGCCTTGTAGTCAACCTCGGTTGCGTCCACACAGACCTCCGTAGAGGTAAGGAAGCGGTTGGTTGAGCCACCATCCCCGACGATGTAAGCCAGAGAAGTAAGGGTTGCATCAGAACTGTCGAAGTCTGTCACCAAGCGGTGGAGGGCTTTGCCTACCACCATCCCGGCTGGGACAGATACCGTAAACGTCTGCGTATTCGTTGAGTTGGTGAAATCACCGTGCTCTACGACGATTTGATGGGTGAAGCCAGTTCTGGCCTGTGCTTCGTAGCCTAGTTTAGATGGTTGAATTGCCATGTCTTCAGATCCTCTTTCTTAGCTGAGTGCTGTGTTGAACTGTCCCAAACCAAGAGGATTCAGAATGCGAAGAGCGCACTTGGCTTCGATGTAAGTCCGCTCACCACCACCGAGGTTCGGTAGAGGTTTGACGGTTGGCTGTTTGAAGGAGGCAAGCTCCACCTTAGACATGTCCAGGAGGTAGCCTCGGCCCTTGTCGGTTGCGAACGTAGCAGGAGGGGCACCCGCTCCAATGAAGTTGGAGCTGACCACCTCAACGGTGCCGTAGTCGCCTTCGTAGACCGAAACAGAGTTCCGAACTCGGGCTCCACCACCATCGTAGTTGAACTGCCGGCTGAACTTGGCAGCGTCACTGTCTGCATACTGCGCAAACCGGGTCATATCGGTGATTCGTCGTCGAAGCGTAGAACCACAGACAAGGGCGTAACTGCCGCTCATACCAGTCTGGTCGTAGATTTCCTGGAAGAGAGTTTGGATGTCATCTTCGGTGATGTTCGCCGTTGCCGTGGTGACGATCTGGTTTGCGTTTGGTCGGTAAGCCTCGGGAACCTCATACAGCGTTTGAGCTGCAATGTTGGTTGTGTCCCGAATCCAGATACCCAACCCTCGTCCAAGCCGCGGGTTTTCTGCTCCGTCGTCTTCCTGGTGCTCTTGGTCAGAAAGGCAGGTTGCTTCGATGTCGCGGCCGATCTCTTCCAGCTTCTTAGCGATTGCTTCAGACATTTCATCGCCCTTCAAACCAGCCACATCAGACACCTCTTGTGCATCAGGGCTAACCTTCGCCGTTCGACGGTGGGTTTGCAGATAGGTGCGCAGCATTGCGCGGTTCTCTGCGTGGTTTTCGAAGGTGGAAACGTCGGTCCCATCAACAACACCGCCAAGCTTTGGGGGGTCGTATGCGTCCACCGTCCACTGCATAAAGGTATTGTGAGGCGTTCGGCCCTTCCTTACGCGAGAGGTAAACGGTGTTTGCTTTTCGTCTGTCCGAGTGATCAAATCCAGCACGTCTTCGCGCTTGTGGATCTGATTTCGTTCTAATAGTCCAGATGCCATGTATCAGTTGTTTCTAAACTGAGCAAATTATTGTTCTTGGTATGCGCCTGCCCGGATCAGTTCTGCTAAAGCGGCTCTTCCACCGCCTTCTCTAACCCGCTTGGCTGCTGCGTCAGCTTTTTCCTGGCTGGTAACCTTCCGAGGCTTCCCGCCTGCCGGCTTACCTGGTTGTGGAGTTGGTTGAGCTTTGGGTTTAGGGGCTGCCTTTTTCTGTGCTGCCTCTCGCTCCCGGATTGCACCGCCAACCATTCTGGCCAGCATAATTTTGTGCATCGGGATTTCCCTTAGCCGCAAGTCGCCAAACTTCTTTAGAACATCCTGTATAACAGCCCCGTTTTGGTCCTCGGGATCATTCACCCAAGGGTAAATTTGCTCGGCCTGAACATCCCATTGATTGGTCAACTCAATCCGTTTACGGGCCTGCGGCAGTTTGCTTCTCTGAAGCTCAACGGCTGCTAACTCCAGCTCATCTAAGAATTGCTCAGGGTCGTCAGGCTCCGCTCCAAACAGCTCTTTTAGGTTCTTAGAAACCTTTTCAGGGTCTCTTCCCAAAAGCTTCTGCTGTTGCTTCGCCCACAATTCATTCTGAATTGCTTCCTGCTCAACTCTTTCCAGCTCAGAGATCGATGTGATGTTCTGAATCTGGTTCTCAGGTGTAGCCGGTTTGCTTTCGCTTGCTTGCTTCAGCTGATCTTCCAGGCTCGCAATCTTCTCCTTCAGCTCCGACTTTTGCGCCGTTAGCTTATCGATCCGCTTTTGCTTGCCGTCAGGCTGTGGCTCAGGTTGCTCTTGCTCAGTTTCTAGGGCTTCCTGTTCCTCGGCCTCTGGTTGAGCTTCTTCCAGCTCAGTCTCAGCTTCCGCCTCCTCCGTCACTGCCTCATCCGGCTCAGGTGGAGCATCACTAGTCAGTAATTGCACTAGTGACAGTGAATCCAATGGGGCTTCCTCTACCGTGGAATCTTCGGTAGCAGTATCAACTTCTGTAGGCATGTGGTTTAACGTCTCACAAGTAGACAGACAGCGTGCTTAAAGGGGCGCGCAGAACCCATTAGTTTCCCTGGTAAGGTTAAGGTAGTGTATAGACACCTCAACTGTCAACGGAGGCAGGTTCAGCGTCTTCTGGGCGGGGTTTGTAGAGCGTTTCTAGGTGCTGCCGCATCTCTAAAACCATGCTCAATCTGCCTGCCTCAAACTGCCTACTGTCGGGAGTATGACGAGGGTCAGAGACTGCTTCCTGCTCGGTCTGAATGAAGCCCTCAATCAGCTTGTCTAATCCCCTTCTTACAGGGCTTACTTCCGGCAGTAATAGCGCGTCGCGCTCCTCGTCTGTTAGTTCAACTTCAACCATTTTGATTCACACCCAGCCGGCCCGTCATTGCATTCTGTTGCTGCATCACAGACATATTAAGGTTTTTCATATACGTCTGGACCAGCTCAACAAACTGCGGATCGGACTGCATCAGTTCCATATACTTCGGATTGTTGCCAATGATCTGATTGACAAACTGCGCTCTGATCTGGGCTGATGGGTCGTTTTCCCGCAGCTGCGGTTGATTACCCAAAGCCATCAAAGCGACAGTATTGTTCTCTTCTTCAAACATCTGCTGAGCGGCCTGCTTATTGTCCAGCAGGAGCTGCTCAGGGAAGGTTGGGTTGATAATCCGCAGCTGCATCTCTAGCAGCTTTCTGCGGTCAATCTGGCCAGCTAAGTCATTCGGTAAGACGATCTCAGAGATTGCCTTCAGCTGGTTGTTGGTAAACTCGCTGTCCAACTCCCTAATGTCGAAGGAGAGGCTGAAATTGTATTTCTTTGTGTCCTCTGGGATTGGTAATCCCGTGCCTGTTACCTCACCGAATTCCTTATCGTTGCCAAACTTCTGAACCAGCTCCCAGACGTTGTTAAGAATGGTGCCCTTAAAGCGCAGCCAGCGGCTGACGTGCATCTGGTTTTTAACCTGGGATTGAGCCGGATCAATTGCAGGATTCGGCACGCCGAAATACTCATCTGCACGTAGACGAACACTTTCGATGTTAGCCAAGGCAACATCCGGCCCCTTTTTCGGGGGCTCCATCCAGGTGATGTCTCCCGGTCTCTGCTCTGAGAGTTGTTTGCCTGGGCCAACACTAATGCGGTTGCCGTAGCGGTGAGGCACTTTCAGTGGCGGCAAGGTCTCTAGGTTGGAGCGGTCAAACACCATGTCGACCTGCCCTTTGATTTCCGTTTGCCACGTCCCGCAGATGTCGGGGATGCCTCGGGATTCCAACAGCTCTCTAGTTGTCCGTTCGCGGGTGAACACCTCAATCGGAATCCTGCCGCCCGCCTCTTTAACCAGCGTATGGCTGGCGTAGGAAGGCTCTCCCGTGTCATCGTTCTTGTGGTGAGGGCTGAAAACCGTCAGGTAAACACCAGGCCGGCCATGCTCATCCACCCGCCGAGAATAGGCATAGATGACTTCAACCATGTTCTGATGATCATTGGCAGAATCAACGGTCTGCTGGGCTGGGCTGATGCCTTCGTCGTTGTGGTTGATGTATCGGCCAGCAGTCGCTTTGACTTCCTCAACCCATTGCTCATCCCACTCATCGGTCTGCGCCCTATCTTCCAGCTCTGCTACAGTAAATGAATCCCGCCTGAAGACTACCCGCGCTCGGTGGATTTCTCTGGTCTCAGGCGGGAATAGGAGCTCGTAAAACGGCTTTAGGGTTACGATTTCCGGGTGGTCACAGACTATTTCCGGCATTTCAATTACAGTCTTCCCGTTAGTGCGAAGCTCCTTAAATTTCTTCCTAACCTCGGATACTTTGAACTGAGGGTTTGAGGTGGCAAAGATGTCTGCCAGCATGTCAGAGTTCTGATCAAAAGCAGCCACCATCTCTGCTGGATCCTCTACCCCCATCGACTTTGCCATTGATTCGATGGTCAGCTCCCGAGGGCTCATCTGCTGGGAACGCTTCCAGAGGGTGTGAACACCTGCCCATCCGTAGTGGGCTGCATACTGCTGAGCCAGCTCCAGCTCATCATCCCAGCTAGGGTTTAGCAGGGTGCTAACCAGCCAATTCATATACAGCTGGACAGCAGAGGCATTCTCTACGTCCTGGTATTCAGCCGGATTGACGTTCAGGGCACAGCGGTTGTCTGCCCCAGCCAGCAATGCCACGTAATGGTTGATGTAATTATCAACCAGGTGGATGCGGCTGTCGGAAGCACCTTCCCACGGGAAAACCTGCCTGCCGTAGTTTACGGCGTGCTTTCTACCGTCGGCTGCTTGGCCTTGCCAATAGGCGTAGCGGCTTTCGTCAGCCTCTCGGATGCGGTTGGTAACCCTGCGGTCCGAAAATGATCTGGTAAAATCTGTTACCAGCTCGGAGACGTTAGGGGCTGTTGATTCTAAGAGTTTATCTTCTGTCACAGGGCCTAGTAGTGGCCCCCGCCTTGGTCGTAGGATGTCCCTGGAGAGACGTGGAATGGATCCATGGTGATTAAGTAACGTAATGCATCGGCAGGGTCTTTACAAGCTCCCTTGTCCTTGTCTTCACCTGTCCACTCTCGCAGTGAGTAGATCAGATTGCCGCATTCTTCGCTGATGTAGAGCTTCGGCTCGTTTAGAACCGTTATCGGCTCTTCCATATTGTAAGACAACAGGTTGTTGATTGCCTGTACGCCTTCGTCGATTTCGGTGTGAGCTGCCGGAATAAAAACCATCCCCGGCTCGCTGAGGTTGTCTTCGGCATCTACCACGTCTTTGGCTAGGTGATCGATCAGGCTGTAGTTGCCTTCCTTGGCCGATAAGATTGGCGCTTTGCCTGCCCTCGGGTCGATGTAACGCACTAAAGGCTCCCGCTCACCCCTCTCCAGCTCGCGGATTAGCTTTCTGTATTGAGCTAGGTTGCGCCCGCAGTCTGCCTTTTGAGCTGACCCCGGTGAACCATCGGCTTTGCTGCTAGGAACCGCCCATTCGCCGTATCGGGCCAAGTTCGGCCATTCTCGGTAGACGAACATTCGGCCCAGGTTGTCCACCCGCAGCCAAACCATAAACCAGTTGCGATCTCCACCGGTCGGATCAACGCACATATAGTTGGTGCCCTCGGATGGGATCTGCTCAGGCTTAACAATGTGAGCATCCCCGAAGCGTGGGAACTTGCCGACAATCGGGTTCCTGACGTAGCCGTAGGCCCGGATTTCCTTCTCAGTAGATGTCTTGCCAGACAGGGCCGACTTTTTGAAGTGATCCCAACTGATGTAAGGGTTGTGCTCTGAGAAAAACCAAATGATTGCATCACCTGACCGAGTGCGACCAATGAATGGCATCCTGCCTTCCGGCATCACCCGCTTGTCGCAGGGAAGCCACTTAGTGACCACATGGCCTGCCATGGCGTGCTTAACCGTTGGGGAGTATCCTTCGATGGGGGTAAATGAGTTCACCATCTTTCCTCTACGGTCGATCAGACGGTATTTCATTGTTTCCACCCAGGTCTGCGGAACCAGCTCATCTGCCCAGAAAAGATCCAGGTTAGCACCTTCCAGCGTCTTTACATCCTGTGTGTAATTTTTGAAGCGGCAGGAGGAGCCGTTAGGGCCGATGAAGGAACCATTTGAAAAGCCGTTCTTCGGGGTGAAGGCGATATTGTTAACCTGACGCACACCCCTTCTCTGCCTTGCCCATTCCTTCGGGATGTAGCGGTGGATGGCGTGTTGCTGCACCTGAATACTGCTCTCACCAGACAAGCCACCAACCCAAGCGGCGTAACCAGGAGTAGCAGCCATCTTTTGGACGAGGCGCTTGGCCATGTACTCAGTTTTTCCTGAGTTGTGATGGACCGCCCCACAAGCCCAGTAATTGTCATAGAATGGCACCCTGAAATCCCACACAGGGCCAGCTCCAGCCGGCCTAATGTTTGTCACAATATCATATCCTAATGGATTCCAAAGCTGGTCACCGCAACGTAATTCAGAAACAGCAATATATCTGCCCGTTCGGCGCATAACCCTGTGATGCTCTGTGGCCTTAAACGATCTGCCCCCTAAAAGGAACACCTCCAAAAACAAGCCCTCACCTTTTACAAAAGGCTCCAACGCATCAGCAGTAACAAGCTCTGAATCCTTACCTTTGGCTAAAACTTTGTGCGTTCCTTTAATCTTTGAAACTGCAACCTCTTCACCCGTTAAAGGATTATAGATAGGCGTACCCCCTTCAATGCACCTGTTTCCACCGAATAGGTAGATCGTAGTGATATCAGGATCCTCAAACAGCTCATCCATTGCCTTCCAATGCTGGAAGTGGCCGCCTGAGTTGTGCCAATCCATCCCGTGGTTAAACGGATCGGTCTTTTCGGCCTTAATGAGGGCTTCCCGGCGCTTCCACAAGTCAAAAGCCTTCTCTACGCCGAGAGCTTCTACCTGCTCAGCGGTAGGCAGCTTAAGGATGGGGTGTTTAGTCCACTGAATTGCCACTAATACTTAAACCGGTTTCTGGGCAGCCCTTTGACGAACAGCCAATCACCCTCCCTTGTCACAGCCACCTCCATCCCCATAGCGAAGGCTCGGGCATCCTTACAACGAGCATTGCCTAGCTCCGTCAAAATGATGCGATTGTTCGGGTAGAACCCCCTAATTTTCGCCTGCAAAGGGTAAGCCTCTTTCGGCAAATCTTTGATATCTTCAACAATTAAGGGGGCAGGTCTCGGGTGCCCCTCCTTTAAGAACTCATCGCCCTCAGGGAATTCTCGCCACTTAACGGCAACCCTATGCTGCCAAAGCTTGCGGGAGGCTTCCCTTATAACCTCTTTGTATGCGAAATTCTGTTTCGGAGTTAGAGCTGAGTAGAGAATTACCGTCCTCCTGTTCACTCTCTCTGGCTTGCACTTAAGGAGGTTGTTATGACAAGTTGCATCTGTTTCCCGGATAACTGACAGCAGCTCTTCCCAATTCCTCACTGTGGCTTCTTCGTTGTGACTACTCATTTTCCCTAGATGTTAATGCAGACCAATTGTTTTTATACTCGGCATACTTCCCGATGCTTTTGCCTGCGCTGAAATGCACCCGGTCGCTTTTAACGCTACAAAACGGTATAATGAACCACGTTTCCCACCCGTGGACATAGGCGGCAAAGAAGTCCACCTCCAAAGCTGAGTAAGCTGTTCGGCCTGAATCATTATTCTGACGTTTAGTAGTAAAAATCCGATAACGAGGAGAACGAGACCCTTTCATCAGATCATTTGTTGCCTTCACCTGAACCCTTAACAGATCCCGACCATTGTCCACCACCCAATCATAGGGAGATGCTGGCGCAATCGGCGAGCTCACCAGCATCCCCCTTCTAATTACTTCCGCAGCGAACAACTGCTCCGCATAGTCGCCCAGCTCAATTGGTGACATCAGTGGTGACTATACACCTAATTGAAACAAAAAGCGAACTAAACCTTTATGCCGTAGCTTTCCGTTAGGTTCTCTTTTGCCCATTCCCAGCTTAACTTCAGCAACCCTCTGTCACCCCAGGCAGTTCCCCAGCTGTTCATCAGCAATACGCTTTCCTCGTCGTAGCCGACGAGAGCCGAAGCGTGTCCGCCATAGTTGTGCTTATCCGAACCAGGTCGAAGGATCCCGGTTCTGCGGTTTGCGCGCATAAAGGCGTCATCGACATTGAAGCGGGTGACAATTGGCCCCTCGTTAGCCAACCACCACTTCATCCCGTGCTCGTTGAATTTGATCTTGTCCTGCACAAAAGGGCTGACGGCATAGTAGGATTTGATTTTGTATGCCTCGCAGCGCTTGTAGAACTCTGTTGGCGGCAACATGCTGCCCGAGGATCGGAATGGCAGATCCTTGGTAGTCGGGCAACCATGCTTTCGCAGGATGTCTAGGCTGTCTTTTGTGTAGGTGCCGGCCAACTGCAACATGGTCGATGGATAGAAGATCCACCGATCAAACTCCTTGGGAGCCATCCACAGGAAGCGCACAGACGGTGCATAGTGGATGTTGTGCCGCTCAACTTTGCCTTCCTTCAGCAAGTGCCAATGCAAAACCTTAGCAACCGTTTGGCCAACACAACTTCCGGTTCGGCCCTGGTTATAGGGCTCCGACCAGATCTTGTGCACACTCCCCCGCAAATCAACGGAGGATGGAAGGCCGTGAGAAGTGGTTTCAACCACCCAATCCCTCTGCTGATCCTGGCTAGGTTCTGCGTTTAAGACGCGACGACCGACTAAGCGGCCTTCCTTCGGGGGTATTCGTTTTCCTTTTTTCATTCCGCTTCCCTTTGCAGTTCATA